AACTGCTTGAACAGCATCTGGTGGACTTAGTGTTTTGTCGCTTGCTTTGTTAAACAAGTTTGTTAAAAAAGACTCAACATCATAAGCCTGTGCCTTCTTGAACTCAGATGGCAATGCTCCTGTTGATGGTTCAGCAGAAATTCTTGCTTCTGTTGCTAATTGTTCTCTGCTTAAACCAAGTTCACCAGGAGTAAGTCTTCCGACTCTTGTTAATTCACTTGTTTCTGCTGTTTGAGGAAAAAGACCTGCTGGCTTTGTCATTTGTTGACCAGCAACAGTAAGCCCACCTTTGGCAACATAAGGAGACATTTGCAAAGCCAATTGAGCCGTTGGACTATCTGGTGCAACTTGTTGTGCAAGAACTCCAGTTGTTCCAGAAACACCAAATTCGCCAAGAGTTCCCTTAACTCCTCTGCCAAACAATCCTGGCACACCAACAGCAGTTAATGCCGCAGCAGGAGCGCCAGCCTCTCCAAATTCATAGGCTCCACGATAACCTGGAATTGATTGAATGTTAACGCCAGTAAGATTTTTTACAGCATTTGCAATCCCTGCGCTAGAAAAAGCATTTGGGTCTTTGCTTCCTTTTAGGTAGTCATACAAGTTTCCCCATCCACCAACAAGACTGACAATTCCTTTAGCTGAACCTTTAAGCAAAGATTCGCCAAACTTTTTGAACTCAGAAACTCCACCTTCTTCTGGGTCAAAAACAGATTGGCTAGAGGTTGTCAATCCTCTGCGTTGCATTTCTGCTTCAACATCTTGTAGACTGCTCATGGTTTTTTGGCTTTCAATTCGTTAAATTGTTTCATCAATTCTTCATTGCTTAATTCTGACAAAGGCTTTGGAGCATTTGCGCCTAAATTAACAATTGGAATTGTTGGAACATATCCTTTAAGAGTTTTCTCTTTTCTTGCATAGGTTTCCAATCTGGTTGTTTCATCAACAATTCCTTGATTCTTTTTAACCATAAACTCAATAAGTTGTTTACGGGCTTGCGGACTGTTCTCCAGTTGAGGAACAAGACTTTGGATAAATTCACGATCTGCATTTGAGAATCCTGATCCAAGTCTTCCACCAAGAGTAGCAAGAATTACATCACCAGCAGTCTTTTGATAATTTTCAGATTTTGCAAGTACATCTCGATCTTTGGCACTTGTAAGGCCAAGTGTATTAAGAAAATTTGTTGCTCCCAATCTGCCACTTGCAAAAGAACCGCTAATCAATGCGCTTTGGTCAAGTTGATTTAATCTGTTTAATGAATTTAATGAGGCTATTGCATTTTCTTGCAATGTCATTGCATTGCCTACTCTATCAGCATCTTTTTTGTCTAACAGCTTTTCAAATTCTGTTTGCTTTCTTTCTGCTTCAATTTTTGTAGTTGCTGTTGCCGTTGCTCTGTCAACGCCACCAAAATAAGGAACACGCATCTGTTTGCCATCTGCGCCTTTTTGGTAGATATATTGTTGGTCATTGTTTACATCAAGGTAAACAGGCTCTCTGCTTCCCATTGCAACGCCAACTTCTTTTACATTCCCAACTTTTGGCTCTTTTGTGGTTAGTCGCTGTAACTCTGATCGATATCTTTCAACATATTGGGGTGATCCAACAGGAAACTCAGCGCCAGCAATTGCAGCGGCATTTCTCATCTCTGTAGATGTTGTATCTGCTTTGGTTGTCAACTCAGTAAACTTGTCTTGATATGCTCTATTGAATTCAGGAGAGCCAGGGCGACCAACAGATGCCGCAAAAGCCAAAGCATTGCGTTGTTCATTGGTCATCTTCTCAGCAGTACGCTGTTGAATCAAAGCCAAATCACTAGCCGCCTTACGAGCATAGTCAGCCAATGTACTTGCAGCTACTGTGTCACCAGACTGTGCCGCCATCTGTGCGCCACGCATGATGGACTCAGGGTCATTCATGTCAATCTGCTTTGCAAGGGCATTGCGTTGGCTAATCAGACGCATCTGAGGGTCTTCTACACCCATCAGACCACCAAAGGCTTGACCCAACTGTTGACCAGCACGACCAAAAGCATAGGTCGCCTGTGTGCGTGGGTCTTGTTGAGCAAATGCCATTGCTTGCTTTTGACGCATCAAGTCACGCTGTTCTTGATACAACTCAGGAGTTACCCCAAACAAACTTCCAACAATTTCTGTTGCCATGATTTATCCTTAGAAATTAGCGTTTGTATCAAGTTGGCGGGTATTGGTTCCATAACCTGCGCCACTATTTAACCACTGTGCCAATGCTTGTTGTGCTTCAGGGCTGTTTGCCAAGCCTGTCAATGCGGTTCCAAAAGGACTAACACCAGATGCCGCCTGAGTCGTTCTAGCACCTAACAAGCCACCTTGAAGCAGTGTTTGCCCAACATTAGCACCAGCCTGGGCAGACCTACCACCCAACTGTGCGCCAATATCCAAAGGCGCTTGACCCAAGGACTCAAGTGATGAACCCACGCCAATGCCAGTGCTGAATGGAGAATAAGCACCTGTCAAACCTTCTCTATAAGAGCCAAGTAAGTTAGAGCCAGTTCCTAACAACCCAGCGCCAAATTGAACTTGTCTCTGTCCTTCTGTCTGTGCTTGTGCCGCCAATCGAGCATCTTCTTGAGCCAATGCGTTGTAATAGGCCTCCATTTCAGGAGATGCCGCCCGTAGACCTTCACCACCACCTGGGCGCATACCAGTGCCACCAACAGATAAGCCACCACGACCCGTTTGAAATAATCTGTTTTGCAGTTGAGCAAATTCGCGCTCACGGCTAGGGGCTAACAAGTTCTGTTGCTTTGCCATGTAATCAGCGGCAACTTGTTCTGGAGACTGAGCTAGATACTGCTGACCCAAACCAAACAAGCCTTGTGCGCCAGCAGTCAAAGGAGCATACCTACCAGCAGCTTGCTCTGCCTCAGTCAATCCTTGACCAGACAAAGCCATGATGCGGTCTTGCATTGCCTTGAGTTCTGGAGTTAACTGATAACCAGCACTTGTCAACTGACCAGTTGTAGGATCAAATCCAAACTGTGATGCGCCAAAGCGAGTGGTAACGCCAACAGGACGAAACTTCTGTGCTTCTGCCGCTGTTGCCGCCGCATCTCGCATTGCTTGAGCAGAGATTCTTGCCGCCTCTACATTGGCTTGGTTGGTCAACAAACCACCAGCAGCACTAACTCCAGCACCAATTAATCCTTTTGTAACATTTGGATTTGATTGAAAAAACTTCAATACATTTCCAACTGTTAGACCAGATTGATTCGCTGTTTGCTGTGCGGCTTGAGTAAGAGCAGCATACGCATCACTGATGTTTTGAGTACCACCAGCCTCTTGAGCCAACTGATAAATCAATTGCTGTTCTTCAGGAGAATAGTTGTAAGGAGTGGTGTCCTGTAACTCAGTCGCAGGAGCATTCATCTCATCATCGTAGGTTGCCATATTTCCTCCAGTATTTCCAGTAATCGGTGTTTGTGGTGTTGGTGTGGGTGGTGTGAATCCAGAACCATCGTCAATAATGTCTTTTGTGTCGAATGATGATGCAGTTGTGTCTACCTCAAAAGGAGCCAACTGATTCTGCAAGTCTTGTTGTCCAGCAAGAACTTCTTGTTCTGTCTTTACTGTTGCGCCTGTATCTGGCCTAAGTGAATCAAGTGCAACGCCTTTGACAGCACTGGTAACAGCTTGTTCTGGATTCTTTCCAGCAAGCAATCCACCCGCAGTTCCTTGAGCAACTTGTCCAGCAACAGTGGAACCAGTTGCACCAGCAACAGCAGAGCCAACTCCTAGTTGACCAGCAGCATATTGAGCCGCATAATTTGTTGCAGTCTTTTCATCACCACTGGCAATTGCACCAGCAGTAATGCCACCAGCAACAGCAGTACCAATTCCAGGCAAACCATAAGCCGCACCAATAACATCCAATGCCAGTGGAAGTATTGGGCCAGCTTTTACTATCTCTCTGCCAAGACCAGCAAGCAATCCACCGCCGCTGCTGTATGTGTAGCCAATAATTTCTCGCCCAGTTGCTTGACGATAGTTATATTTTCCAGATGGCTCAACGTAACCATTGTCACCATAATAAACTGGTTTGCCTTGGTAGTTACCAATGCCTTTAAGAGGCCCAGTTAATTGTGGGTTAAATTCTGCTGCACCAGCACTTAAAATTGGTTCTGCAATAGCAGACGGCGCAAGAAAACCCTTTGTTGATCCTCCCATTTGATCAGAAATAAATTTCCCAATATCAAACGAACCAAACTCAGTCCCGGCAATGTCTACATATTCAGAATTGTTTTTTAAAGAAGAAAGTAAATCAGGATTAAGAAATCCTACATACGCTCTACCTTGATCTCCAGATGTTGCGCCTTTTGTAATTCTGTCTTCGGGGATAAATATGTACGACTTCCCGCCAACATCAAAATTTAGCCCCATGTTTAATGGGGCTGCATCACCTGCTTTGCCCGCAAGATAGACAGGTACTCTCCCGCTGGTATCTAGCGTTCCAAACTTTGAGGTTTGTATGGATTGAGCCATTACACAGTGCCGTTAGCCACAATGTTGCCCAACACAGTCAAGTTACCTGAACTGTCAATCTTCATCACATCTGTTCCTGAGTGACGAATAAGCAGATTAACACCACTCTCAACAAAGCTGAAGTTGGTGAAGGTTCCATCTACCTTGGTTGCAATGGCAGTCTGAATGTTGGTGAACTCAGTATCAATCTCAGTTCCCTTAACAATCTTTCCGGCATTTCCTGGCGACAAAGCATCTTTAGCCGCAAAGTTGGTGGTTTTGGTGTAATTTGCCATGTTTCTTCCTTAAACCAGTTTGCCATTCTTGGCTTGAATTTCAATCTTTTGAATGCTCACAGGATACCCATTGATCTGCACTTCATAACCTGTCTGCACAGTCTTTCCAGAACCTGATGTTTGACCAACCAAAGTCTGCAAAGAAATGCCATCTGAATAGAAGGCAACAGGAACACCATTTGCCCCATACTCAGCAGTCCCATATTCAGCAACAGTAGACTGAGGAATTTGCAGTGTGGTGGCGTAATACTGACCAGTGAAGTCATATCCCCACTTGAGGATAAATCCTTGGTTTGAGCCACCAATTACCACCACAGCAATACGCTTCAGGATAGATGTGACATTGGGCTGTCCTAAGTCAGCATAGGTGGTGAAATACTGCAATCGGTATGTGCTTGTGTGGTCAAGGTAAGTTCCATACTTGCCCACATAACCATTCTTGCCAATCAACAAGTCTCCATTGCGTTTAGCAAGGAAAGCAGTTGGAGTGATGGAATCCCACACAGTTACCCGTGAAGAACCATCTTGCAAAGCCGCCTTGGTGTCAAAGCAGTATGTCTGGGTGGCAGTCGGGAAGTTAATCAGGTAGAAGGCATTTGACTCTGAATAGACTGCCTTGATGTTTGCCAATGTCTCAGTATTCACAATCGTCATCAAGTCATCGCGCACATTCTTAGACAAGTCCCGCAAAGGTGCAGACTTCTCTTGAATGGTTCTAAGCAATGAACGCACACCACTGTTTGACAAGAAAACCACATCACTGCCTGTATTGGCAATAGAGTCCCTTGCAATGCAACCAATGTTGCTGATGGTGTCACTCAGAGACAGACTTGATGGGGTAGTTGCATTTGCATAAATCAAGACTTGACGCTTGCCAAAGATAAACAAGAATCCATTGTGTGCTGCCAACCCTGTAATCTCATCAGACCCATTGGGCCACACCCGTGAAATGTCCAAAGAACCAGCAGTTCCTGTTGACCAGATGTGTCCTGCAAGCAAGTCAGAGAAATAGACAGTTACAGTGTCAGCAGTGCTACTAGCAGTCCACAAGCGACCATAGGCAGAGATAACAATGTTGGTTTGTGGAGCAGTCGCAACATAACCGCTTTTCTCGCTCACACGCCTGTATGTGGTGGTGCTTACAGCAGGGTCATAGATCAGTGGGTCATAACCTGACTGAAAGAAATATGTGATTCCATTCAAAGAAGCACAATGCCAGTTGCTTGCGGTAATGGTGGGGCCAGTACCTCCCCCCCCATAGGTCAACTCAACAACACTCGCACCACTCAGTTTAAACAGCTTGTTGTTTCCAGCGAACAGAACAGTCAAAGTGCCATCAGTCTGAATCAACTCATGGATGACTGTTACATTATTTGCACCAAGGTTTCCAGATGATGTATTTACCCTTGAAAAGCCTTTACGAGAGCCAATGCGCCCGTACTGGTCAATCACGCAGTTTGTGGCAATCGCAGCGTATCCAGCCGCTAAATCAAGCGGAGAGTCCTGTGTGTTCAACCCAAAGAAGCCTGGGGCTGAGACAGAGAAAGTCTGGATTTGTTGGCTCATGTTGATACAAATTGCTGATTTTCTGGATACCGATTTGCCTCTAAAGCAATGTAGTCAGATAGCATGGATCGGAACAATGTGTATGCCTCTGATGAAGACAATCCACCATCTTCACCACGCTCAACCAATGCCCTGGCATACGCACCTTGAGCAACAACTACATCAGGCACAAGCACAACAGTGTTGTCAGATGCCAAAGTTGCTTGGGGTATCGTCAGACTGAATTTCAGTGTGTAAACGCCATCAGGAATTGGGAACAAACTGACTTTGGTGTCGTAAGAGCCATCTATTCCATCAAAAGTAAATTCTGTAGGAATTGAGTTGACCAGGGGCAAGAAGTTCTGTTTGCGGTTCATGTCCACAAATGTGATGTTAGTCAAACCAACATTACTGGTTACGTTGATAGCATCCATCAACTGAAACTTCTGACCAGCACCAGTGAGTGAATATGATGGGGTTGAAGCCACAGTAGTCACAGTGATGGTCTGACCCAAAGAATTCCAACCAAAAGAATCCTCAACTTGACGCTTTGCATCGTTTACAAACTTTGCAACCAAGGTGGAGTAGGTGGTTTCGTTGTAAGTGGTTACAACAGGCTCACGCAAGCGAATCAACACATCGTTGACAAGTTCTAGTAGTGTCATGCTCTTGCCAACCCTTCTTGTTCAAATGTGGCTATAAAACTGAATGTGCTTCCTGCCTGAGTAGTTATTTTTATTTTGTCATCTTCTTCTAAAACAATGTAGGCATTGCCATCAAACTGCAAATATTCTTTAGTGCTGAAATCAAGAGCAGTCAATATATCAAGCGTTGTATTAGCACTTGAGTCAAACCACTGCACAGTTATATGCTTGGTAGAGCCGCCTGTATTGTGTATATACATTACAGTAAATTTGGCGTAATAGCCCTTTGGACAGGTATAGACTGTTGTGTCTACTGCCGCTGCGGGACTAACACCAACTGATAATGCTCTCATTTCGCCTTTGCCTTGTTCCTTGCGGAAATTGCTCTAGCTTTTGCCTTTGCGTCAGCCTTGGAGTTTGCACCCCATGCCTTTAGCGAAAGAAGCAGTCTCGTTGGTTCACCATTCTTGAACTCAGGGCCATCATTGCCACCCATTCGAGCCAAGAAACTTGCCCTGCGAGGGTTGTCCCCCGACTTTACTGGTGCTTTGAGATTGCCACCAGTTGCCGCATTATAAGATGATCTGCCCTTGGCATTCAAGCCGCCTTTTGGATTTTGACCAGCTTTTGTTTGCCAAACAGGAGATTTCATCTACTTCACCTTTTTAACCTTCTTTGCAGTCTTTGCAGCTTGTTTAAAGTCAGCAGCAGTAGGCGCACCCTTGGCCCCTACCTTCCGCATCTTCTCACCAGAACCAGCCTTGATACGGGCTTGTTTGGCATTGATGTTGGCATAAAGTCCAGGTTTTATTTCTTGGCCTTCTTCTTAGGTTTTGCCATGCCAGCTTCAGACAATGCAATGGCAATTGCTTGCTTACGGGAAGTCACTTCTGGCCCCTTTTTAGACCCAGAATGCAAAGTTCCCTCTTTGTACT